TTTTATAATTGACAAATTGTCAATTATGTTTTATAATTTATGTAAAGAGAAAAGAGGTGAATTATGAATAATGAAAAAACTATATATAGTGAAATAGGTGATAAAATAAGAAAAAGACGAGAAAATAGGGTGGCAAACTTTCAAGACTGTAAAATACGTTTATAGGGGTGTTGAAGGTGTTGAGGATGAAGTTACTGTAAACAACTATAATGAACTTAAAAGCATGCTAAATCCGGAATTGGAAGCAAATAAAGTTGAAACAATTCAAACTGAAGCACAACAGTTAGTATCAAAGGAATTTGAAAACGCTCTTAAAAAGGCTGAAACTTATAGTAGTATAACGCACATGTCTAAGACAAACATATATGATCAGCTTGTTTCTGAGTACGGTGAACAATTTACAGTAGAAGCGGCTAATTATGCAATGGAAAACCTTAAAGCAGATTTTAACGCAAACGCATTAGAAAAAGCTAAAACCTATTCCAAAACCATGAACATGTCTAAAATAGGCATATATGAGCAATTAACATCTGAACATGGAGAAAGTTTTACTCCTGAAGAAGCCCAGTATGCTGTAGATAATCTAGTTGCCGATTATAATAATAATGCATTGGAAAAAGCCAAAACTTATCAAAAGACTTTAAGCATGTCTTCAAATGAAATATACGACCAACTTATTTCAGAATATGGAGAAAAATTTACACCAGAACAAGCACAATATGCTATAGATAATTTAGGTTAATTTACAATGCCATTCTCAAATAAAATAAAGCCCCTCCAAAAACGGAGAGGCTTTTTTAAAAAATAAAGGAGGATATTATGGCAAGGCCAAAAAAAGAAGCCCCTAACAGAGCTGATGGAATGTATGAAGTTAAAGTTACTGTAGGAACAACAGTAAACGGGAAACCGATTCGCAAGAGCTTCTATAGTTCTATCAGTAAGAACGATGCCAGAGCTAAAGGCGAACAATATAAAATAAATGTTAACTCAGGAGAAACTATTCTTCCTGGAATGACTTTTGATAAATGGTCTCAAATCTGGCTTAACTCAAAAAGTGGAACAATCAAAGACCACACTTATGAATTCACTTATCAGAAAAATATTGAAAAATATCTGATACCGTACTTTGGAAAGTCAAGATTAATTGATATAAAACAAATTGATATCCAGAATTATTTTAATCAAGTAAAGCATGCAAAAGGAAACTCCTTATCATTATCAACTCTAAACAAACATAAAATGATATTACACGCCCTGTTTGACTCTGCAATAGATAATGACCACTGTTACAAGAACCCTGTTAAAAACATTAAATATGAACGTATACTTGAAAAAAAGGAACGTAATTATTACAATGAAGAGGAATCTGAAATACTTATCAATTATGCTGCTGAACACGATTTCCATGGAATAGTTATCATTCTTCAAAGTGGCCTTAGGCGTTCAGAATTGCTCGGTTTACAATGGAATGATATTAATTTTGATAACAATACTATAAATGTTAAACGTGCAGTAACACGCACTACAGGAGCTGTATTAATAGACAAGACTAAAACATACTCATCTGAAAGAGCAATACCTATATCAGATAGACTAGCTGATTATCTTAAAAAAATGAAAATAGTATCAACATCAAAGTATGTAATTGAAGATGCCGATCCAGATAAGCCACTGGACCCTCACAAGTTTTGCAGATAAATTTATAAGTTTCATGGAAAAATTCTCATGGGAAACAAAACTTAAAAAATTAACACCTCACGAACTACGACACACTTACGGAACAATTCTAAGAGAAAGGGGTGTTGACATATACACAATTCAAAAAGTTCTTGGCCATTCAGACATAGGAACAACATCTAAGATATATGTTCACAATGATCTGAATGTACTAAGAAAACAAATGAATTTTAAATAGCTACGACACATGTCACGACATTTACTACGACATTAACATTGTTTTATCTTCAATTAACATAAATATATAAAAAGAAAAAGCACATAAACAAGTCATTTAAAACTTATCTATGTGCTTGGTTTGGTGGAGGCGACGGGAATTGAACTCTTGATAAATTCACATATTTACGAGGATTATATATTATTGCGACACATGTTACGACATAAGCTAGTCTAATTTTATCATTGTTTTTCTATTGTAATTTTATAGTTTTGCCCTTCCAACTCAATTTCTATTTCCTTCTTTATCTGTTCCGGTGCTCTCTGTTCCGGAACGTCACTATTGCCATTGAGCTTCAGCTTTTTTATAAGCGTGGAATAATCTCTATACGAATAATTTAAATCAACGTCCGTTGCTATCCCATCAATTTTCCCACTCGCTGAATACTGCCACAATCCTCCGAACTCGTTGCCGTATGCAGGAGTAGTGGTCCAATGTGCTAACCATTTATCAAACGCCTTTAATCTCTCTTTGTCAAGCTTGTAGTTGATCCAGTTTGGATTACAGTATAAACCTGTGTAAAATCCTTTTGCTTGAACTTTGTTGCAGAACGCTAGCACTATATCTGTGAGAAGCTGAACACCTAAGTTTTCTTGTGATTTATCTTCGATATCAAAGTAAACAGGATATTCAAAATGCTTACCCTGGATGGTCTTTAAAAATACATCCGCTTCCTGTTCCGCTTCCTGGGTGCTCTTCGCATAGCTGTACCAGTATGCTCCGACTTTTATTCCGTTTGCTTTTGCGTTTTCATAGTTAAAGTCAAAACATTTGTCTTTTTGACTTTCTAACATTCCATACCCCGCACGGATAATTGCAAAATCAATTCCTTTTTCTTTGACTAATTTCCAGTCTATTTTGCCCTGGTGCTCTGATACGTCAATTCCTTTTTCATGTGCTTTGATGTCTGATGCCTTTTCAATAACTACAATTTCTCTTTTTACGTCAAAATATTTGTAAAAATCTTTTATATAGTCGTTACCTCTTACTTCATCTCCCCACCATTTTTTATCCGCTGACCTTGTGTCTATATGCGTTGCGTTATCAGCAATAAAGCCGATTCCTTGCATATTTAAATCCTGTGCGATACAGCAAACGTGTTTTGCGTGTATGATTTTATTGTTTTTATCATATGCAACAAAGTCCGCTGCTTTACCTAGTGTGTGCTGACCTTGTCCGTTCCCACCTACTTCTTTATCATGTAGTGGAGTTCTGTAGCCGCTTGTGATGATTATTTTGCTGCATTCTAGCTTTTTAAAGATAGATTCAAGCAAAACTATTAAATCATCATCAATTAAAATTTCGTCTGTATAAGACTTAAATTCTTTTACTTTAAAATGTTCGCTTAAGTCTTTTTCTCCATCTCGTGCCAAGCTATATTTATTTATCATTTTTATCACTTTCCTTATTCTCAATTTTACTTCTGGCATCCTGCAAGAGTACATTAACCCATTTAGGCAAAATTTTCGGGTTACATTCAAAAAGATTTTCTGATATTGATATGCTCTCGTTTATAATTATGTAACATCCAAACACGAACCCAAAAGGCACGTTAAAAGGCAACGTGACGTTTATAAACGATAGTAGGCACGGAATAAATACGTCTAAAAATATGCCAAAAATTAGGGCAGCTATAAGGGATATTTTTTTCCAAAATCCTCTTACTCCTGTCCTCGAGGATATTTTTTTCCCTTTTACTGCTGATTTGAGTAATCCGGTTACAAAATCAAAAACTATAGCAGCTAAAACTAATATCAGTATTACACTATATTTTTGACTCATGGAACTTATCAGCCCGGCAAGGACTGATAAGAATATTTTATCTTCTTTCATCTGGTTTCTCCTTATGTGCTTAAATCAATTCCTTAATCATTTGTGATGTCGTATATAATTTTCATGGTATAACCACTTTCTTTTGTAACTGGTGTTGCTAAATTATTAATACTTCCGAGATAATTATTACTTCCCTGAAGAGTTAATCCATTTTTTGCACTACTACCAGCACCATTATAAATAGCTAAACTTATAGGATATTTTATACCACTATTTAAAATTGAAATTGGACTTCCCATATATTGTACTACATCGCCAATATATCTTACACTAGTTCCATTAAACTCAATAACTTTTTCGCTACTAACAACTGCATTTGAAAAAGGTACATAAAACAATACTCCGTCACAAAGACTTACTCTATATTGAATTGTTAAAGAAATCCCACTTACAATTCCAACAAAACTTCCATCCAAGTTATGTTTTGAGACGCTGTAGTCACTATTGCACATATAGATATAGTCTTTATAAACAACACTTAATCTTGAAAAAGCATCGCCGGTAGCGAGTGTTTTCGAAGAACCAGTTATTGTTTTAATATCTTCAACAATACTATAATCGCTCAAATTTATTTGAGTGTGAAGGAAAGTTGTTGGTGTTAAAATATTGATACAGTGAGCAGTTCCATCATAAACGGTAAAATTCAAAGGTTTTCTTAATGCGTATGAGTTTGCAAAAGTTATGGGAATATCCGCACTTTTCACGGAACTACCCATTTCAACATCAGTTATTTTTAACGCCGATGTTTTTGGAATTTCAAAGGTGTTAAAAACCCATTGTGTTCCACTTACATACTTGGCAGTTAGAACTTTATTAACATCAAGGGCCGCAACTAAATAAGTTGAACTATCACCATAGTCAATGATTTGTTTTGATTGTTGGGTAAAGATTTTCGCCGTCAACTCATTCCCGCCAACAACACTTGACCAGCCATTGTCGCCACAACTTTGATGGGTTAGAGTTAAACACTTAAAAGTTACCCCGTTTATTTTGTCCGTGCCGAAGTCCCAGACGTTACGCCAACCGTTAGTTATAACTCCCGTCTCATTTGTGTTTAAAGTTCCTCGGTAAGAATTTGAGCCACTGTAAGCCGAGCCTGCTCTTCCAACGTTTTTAGAATTAAAAGGAGGATAGACGGTTTCAATGTTCTCAGGAATTTCTTCATCCCAAAGTAAAATTCCGCCTAGCCCCTTATTATAAAAAGGTGTTAATTCTTTACAATATTCTTGGATCTGGGTGTTTGTGTGCCATTGGTTTTTGTATTGCGATGGAACACTAAATGCATTCTTTATTGCATTTGTTATCATATTTTTATTTTCGAATTGTTCTTCTACAATTTTTGTAGACGCGTTTATCATTTGTATTGTACTTTTTCCTTGCATTTTATTTCTCCTTAAATTGTTGAAACATTTGTTGTCATGCTTGCTAAATTAAAACCATCTGTGTATGACAAGTCGACATTTAACATTTCATTCAATGTGTTTGATGTTTGTTCTGCAGTTTGTAAATTAATATTTTCGGATATCGCCAAACTACAATCAGATACGTCACTCAAATTTATTGTTTTGTTGTTTATTTTAATTTTTACGCCAGTTGTTTTACCATTTTCGGTTTGCTCCCATTGCCCATTTATATAAAGTTTATAAGGCATAATTAAAATTTCTTCATTGTTAAAAAACTTGATGTTGTTGAGCTTCAATAACGAAGTAAAACCATCGCCACTATAAAGATTAACTTCATCTGTGCCGTCTTTTGTGAATATCAATAAATCATTTAGGTAATTATCGCTGCTATCAACTTTATCTAATATCACTATGTTAGATTGTAAAGGTAGCATTTCAACCCATACGGATTTTTCGGCTATGTTTTTAGCCGAAGGTTCCTCTTCACTTACGTAAATGTTAAATCCTACATTCTTGCTTAGAGGTTCTAAAGTAGACACAAAGAAATCAAACATGAAATAGTTACTGCAATTTGCATAGTTTTCATCTTTTGTAGTTTTTGGCAAGCTTAAATTTTCTACAAAAAAATCAAACATAAAATCATTTGTTATCATTTTACACCTCTTCCGTGTAAGGTATAGCTCTTTTAACAATCAGAGTTCCGATTGTTCTTTTAAATTTAACGTCTCCAGTAATATTTAATATCCATTGATGAGTGTATAGTCCTGCAAGATTTTTTGTTTCATCGTGTGTCAAAGTTACTTTGAAAAGGCTATCACCTAAATATTCACATTCTTTTTGCAATACTTTTGTAGATTCTTCGGTCGCTCTGGATAGCAGAAAAAACATAGTAGTTCCAGTTACATCTGCATTTACTATTTCGCCATTTTCGTTCTTTGTTTTGACCATTATGAATAGATTTACTGTGTCCCCAGCTATAAATTTTGTATCTGTTCCAGTAGTCATTTGCGTTTGTTCCATCTTTTCACCTTCCTTAAGCTTCTAAAGCATCAAGCCTTTGCTCTATTGCTGATATTCGTTGTTCTAAGTCGCTACCAGCTAATACAAGTCTGTCAACTTGCATACCTCCGCTAAAATAATGTTTTTCAGAACCGTCTGGTTCATAAATGTATTCAACAAGGACGCCTCCCTCAATGGTTTTGCCTATTCCATACCACCTGTCCGTTACCATTACCGCACCAAATTCACCGTTGTTATTTGCAATTATATTAAATCGTGCAGTTGGTTCCCAGACACCATTGACTTTTCTAAAATAACTTAGCACTCCATCTTTTATCTCTGTTTTCTGCAAATCAGAAACACTGTCGATGTTGGAACCTGTTATATTAACGCTGTTTATATTTACAGAAGTAAGAGTTCCAGCACGCACTCTGTCTGCTGATAGTGTCCCAACCGTTATGAAGTCAGCAACAAAAGCACCATCCATGGTTAAAGCTAACCCGTATGAACCGTTATACCCTGTTGAGCTGTAGCCCAAACCAGCAGCATTCCATCTCCAAACTTTTGTTGCAGTTTCTTTGCTGTTAGTATCCATGATCAGAACTTCAGAGTCTGTAATAACAACATAACCTTTAAATGCATTTGTTATTAAAGCAGATGCATTTTCTTTTGCTGTTTCCAGCCAATCATTTTTTACTAGTGGAAATTTATATTCTATATAGTTGTAAACCTTAGAAGCGACATCTGTTATCTTCTGAAACTTGTCTCCAACTTCTAACTGAGAATTGTGAGGATTATTTATGTCAATAGTTTTCTTAATTATTCTTACATAATCTTCAAATGCCATGTAAGTATTTACTAATAGATATTCATTGTATAAATCAAAACTGTGAATGTCTAAGTTTATCAAAGACAAATCCACAGCTTTTATTTTATATGATATTTTTATTTTATTATTTTGACTCAAAAAATCCTGTGCAAAAGATTTAAGTTGTGCCGGATCAGTTACATCATCAAATGTGTAACAACTTGAAACTATTCCATATTGAGCTTGTGCATCCAAATCATCTATGTACATCAATCCACTGTTTACTGTAGATATATTCAATCTCTCTTCACCGTTGATTTTAGCACCAAGAGGGAAGAGTCTAGTTATTACACTACTTGAATTTTTATCAATAGACATTGAAGATAAGTTTTTAGCAAGCTGAATTTTAGTATCTGTGATTCTCGTACCGAATTTTTCAACATAGTCTAAATAAAGAACACTTTCTGTACTTCTGATTCTGAACTCTCCACCGTGTTCTTCAATTAATCTTTTTAGAGTTTCATATGTTTTTTCATAAGTAGAAATATGTGTTTTAACCGCATGCTTTTCTATAATTCCTGGATAAATCTTTTTATCCAGACTCACCTGGGCGTTGTGTACGTTCAGAATTGCAGTTATAAATTCAGGAATATCATAGTCAGCATACACTTGATACATCTGAACTGTATCATACAGATATGCCAAATATCCTTCACACAATACGTTTTTCAATATACTTCCATCAGTGTTCATGGAGTCGTCTACTTTCAACGCACGCCCTTCAAAATCATATGCTTGAGTTTTAGTGTTAAACACCTTGATTATTGATTTAAGCTCAGCTATATTATTAAAGCCTACATTGTTTGGGTATAAAACAAATTTAAAAGAGGGAATATCATTTACTGCAGATGTTATGACTGCGTTAAAACATCTGTTTACACTATTCACATCTGCAGTGTTTATAATGCATTCATTTTCACCATTTATCATTTTTACTTCATACATTATAAAATCACATCTCCTAGGTTGGCAGCGTTGGTGTCGTTAGATATTTTATAAGGATTGGCTATAAACCGCACACTTATATCAACTCTGTATTCAGTTTCTTCTATGTCTATCTCAGAACATTCAGCCATGAAATAATAGTTTTCTACAAAGTCATCATGTAATTCCGCTTTTGTACTTCCTGTTTCTAACCACTCAACTATACTATTTATTTTTGCACTTCTTAGAGTAGTATTCTCCTCGAAAAAAACAAAAGAATATTCTAGTTCTCGTTCTTCATAAGTTTTTGCACCATAAATAGAACTGAAATCAAATGTTTTATTAGAATAGGGAACACTCACTGTTATCCTTTTTTTGCGTGGGACACCTATTTTTCTGCTTACTACTTTAAGCCCAAAGTCGTAATAAGAATGTTTTTGGTTTTTGCTTATTCCAAACATCAGTAAGATACCCCCCTTGTATTAAGTTCTATGTTAGCTCCGTTGATTAAATCAGAATATGGAGTAGTTATCTCCGCTAGTGTTTTGCCATCTACATTAAACAAAAGTTGTATTTTGTCGCCGTTAGTGTTCGTTCCAATGGCTTGATTAGGTGCTTGTGAGAGTATTCTTTCTTGATTTACTGGCATTCCATTAGCCATATCAAATAATTTTTTCTGCTGTTGTTCTGTGATTACCATTTCACCGTCTTTTGCTAATATAGGAGCTTCATATTTACCTTTAAAATTTATAACTCCACCACTGTGAAATTTAGGCAAAGTAACGTTAGAGATAGTAGGTATTTCGGGTATACCCACACTTGATGACAAGCTGTTAAACCCCTCTATAAGTTTGTTTATTAAGTCTATTGAAGCATTTATACCACGTTCTATTGCTCCAACTATGAACTTGAACACGTCTAGAACAACATTCTTTACATTGTCCCAAGCTCCGCTCCAATTTTTAGTGAAAACATTTGTAATAAAATCAGCAACATTTGTTAAGACTTTTATTATAGTTTCAATTATTGGAGTTACTGCTTCGATTGCTTTTTTCAAAACTATAGCAAGCACTTCAGCCAAAAACTGAATTATTGGAATTAGTTTTTCTATTGCTGGTTTTAAGTACTGTTCCATCCATGCTTGAAACAGTGGTAATAAAGATTCTATCAATTCTGTGATAGGTTCTTTCAAAACATTGAACGCATCTGTTATTGCCGGAAGTACTGCATCAGCTATCATCTTGATAACTGGAATAAGCATATCAAGCAAATCAATCAGTACCGGCAATACCGCCTCTATTATTCCTGCTATTACTGTTGCGACTGCAGCGAATACTTCAGCAAGCACTGGTAAGATTGCACCAACTAATTCTGCAAGAGGTACTATTAAAGATAGGAATAATTCAATTAGCTTGGGAATGATCTCTGTAATCAATGGCATCAACGCTGTTGCAATAGTCATAAATGCATCAATCAACGATATTAGAACTGTGCTTACAACTTCAAAAAGTACATCATAAACAGCTTCCAGAATGTTTAAAAAGATAGGCAATATGTCTTCTATTATCGGTTTTAAAATCTCGGCTAACTTTAGGAAAAGCTCAATCATGACATCTGCAACTCTGATTGAAAATTCTTTGAACATGTCAGAAAGTTTTTCCCATGCAAAAGTTAATTTAGGAATGAGATTTTTAATCAATTCCCCAAATGGTCCTTTTAATTTATCAAAAACACCTATCAATCTATCTATAGCATTGTTTTTGAAGTCAATTACTACTTGCATTATTTTTGTGAACACTTCCATCACTTTTGGACCATAAGTATTTACTAAAGGCAAAATAGCGTTAATTGTATCTTTCATCCCCGGGATAAGTAAATTTCCAATAGGTAGAACTAACAGCTCTATGTTCCTTCTTAAGCCTTCTGTCATTGATGCTAGGTCGTTGTATTTTGTAGTCTCCATTTGACCTAGTGCATCATTCTGTGTTGAGATAGCACCAGTAACATCAGTCAAAGCTTTTACTGCATCTTCTCCAAGATCCTCGAACTTTGTCCCGAATAAAGATACGCCTATTCCGTTTCTGTCAACATCGCTTTCAACGTTTTTTAGAGCGTTAACAACTTCGGAAAACGCTTGTTTAGAAGTTTCTCCGCCTGCTGCGAAACGTTTAGTCATTTCGTCAGCATTAAAACCTAATGCAGCAAAGGCTTCTGTGCTAGCTTTAGAACCGTCCTTTGAACGGATGCCAAACTCTTTCATGGCATCATTGAGGTAGTCAATCTGATATGCCCCGCTTTTTACACCGTTGGCCATGGCATTCATCATTTCCTCTGCAGTATAACCTAAGTCAGAGTAATAAACAGCGTATTCAGACAACTGGTCAGCTAAGTCCCCGTTTTGATTCAACCCCGCCTGTGCACCTTGGGCTATCAAATTGTAGGCCTCTTCTGAGCTAATTCCAAAGTTCTTCATCATCTGATTAACGCCATTTAAGCTTTCAGATATATCCATATCAAACGTGTCAGCTAGTAAATATGCTCTTTCGGTAACTTTCTGTAACTCCTCATCAGACATTTCACCCATACGCTGATTAACTAGTCCCATGGTATTTGCGATATCCTCGAAACTCTCACCATAATTATTGGCGTACACGTTTTTTAAGACTTTTTCATATCCTTCAGTTTGTTCTATTGCAATACCTGTACTGGAAGAAAAGCCATTCATAGCTTTATCCAAACTATCTGCAGATGAAACTACATCTTTTACAAAGTCACCTACTGCAAGGGCAGCAAACGCTCCGCCTATGAATTTTGCTGCTTTACCGGCTATTTCTGCTAGGTTATTTCCTGCATTGCCGGCAATTTCATTAGATCTTCTTAAATCACGTTCTAATGTTTCATTGTCCGCTCTGACTTGAAATACAACTTCACCGTCATTTTGTGGCATGTTATCACCTCACTTTTTCTTTCAAAATACCTGCTAAGTTTGCTAGACTTTTTTGAAAGTTTTTCTCCTTCTCTGACTGTGAAACTTCAAGTTTGTAATAATTCTTAAGTTCTAAAAGATTTGATATCTCATTTGAGTTGTGCTTATTGCGTTCTGGAATAGGCCTTTGTCTAATCTCCATGATTTCTCTTATCTTTGTCTTTTTGGATAGACCCTTGAAGAGTGCAGTAAATTCCCACCAGTGCATCTTTCCTTCACACTCAAATAAATTGATATTATAATCCATCATGAATGACGAATAAATATAAGCACTGTCCTGAATAAAATCAACGCATTTTGTACTTGTATTTTGTGCTCGATTTTTTTCAAAGCTGAATAAGTCAAATATTTTCTTTATAAGTTCATGGTCATATTGAATGTTTTTGTTTGTTACGATCATGTTTACTGCAAGCAGTATTTTCTCGTTTTCTAACAAAAAATCACCCTTGAACATTTCAAAAACATTGAGTATATTATCAAAAGACATATCAAGCTTATAAACTTTTCCTTTATGCTCGATTTTTTTTGGAAGTTCTTTGGTTATGTCCATTTTATAACCCCAAAGACTTTTTTTGTTTCCTATTCAGATTCATGTTGTTAGCTAAAATCTGCTTTTTATCTTTTACAACTTTTTCTATTGCCGGCTGAATAACCTGTTCAATAAAAGGAATACAGTTAGTTAACATGTCTGTATACTTTCCTTCGAAATATTCAAGAATAGCGACTGTGTTTTCTTCACCAAATACAGTCTTAAACATATTTATAATAGCCACTCCAAACAGTTCAACAGCATCATCTTCACCTTTGTTGATTTTCTGTTGTGCTTCAGTTATTTCAACTTTCCTTTGTCTGTACTCTGAAGCTATTTTGTCAATGTTTATTTTTACATTTATTTTTTTTACGACTTCATTGTTGTTATCAAGGAACTCAAGCTCCTCAACAACTTCATTGTCTTTTTTTATTTGATATGCCATTTTTTTATTCCTCCAGTTAAAATAAAAAAGAGATTGCTTTTATACAATCTCTTTTATCAAATTCGACTATGCTGTTATTGTTGGCTTTCCGTTAAAATGAATTTCCACAGATACTCCAGTTCCATTGTTAGCTGCTCCTCCAGAACGTGCTATTTTCGCAAGTGTAACAGGAGCTGATATAGTAGAACCGTCTGGGGTTTCGAGAGTGACATTTGTTTTTCTTGCTTTGCCAACTCCGTAATAGGTGGCATCGCTGAATATATAGTCTTGTGCTTCATCACCTACATGTCTTGTCCCTGTAAGTGTTAATATCAATTGTGCACCAGTTACTTCCGATGAACCATAACCTCCGTCGCCTAAAAAAGAAGCTTGATAAACCACTTCATTTATTGCCTCAGTGATATTGTCGAAACCTTCTCCTACAGTTACTAGTGTGGGTGTTTCCGATGCTGGAGTACTGTTTATTTTAAGTTCGTATTCATGATTTAATGCTAAATCTCCCATGTGTTTTTCTCCTTATCTGAATAATTTATATTTAAAATTGCTGAATAAATCCATTCCCCATTTTCTTTTGTTACAAAAGAGGGAGGCGAATCTATAGTTATTGAATTTATTTTGTACAAGTAATTAGTTTCAAAACGTCTTTGACGTTCCAAAAATCTTACTTTAGAACAAATATTATCGTATGATTCTTTTTGGTTTTTGTTTTTACAAAGCACCAGCAATTTTATATTTGCTAACTTAGAACCATTTAAGAAATTTGTATAATCTCCTCCAGGTGCTATTTCAACAGATATATTGTTGTCTGGCTTTAAAGGTCCTACTTTTGTGTTGATTAAAGATAATATATAATCAACTATTTGTGTTTGTATCTGCATATTTCACCTACTCATTAGCAAATCTTTTGCAAGCTTTTTCAAACATTTTGAACCATTCTTTTTTGTGAACGCTTTTAGCATAATGTGCCCACATCCAACGTGCTTGTGGATTTTTCTCTGTCAGCGTTCTTTTCAAATAATACTGCTTTTTAGCGTATGGCGTTTGCCATTTGATTATGCCTTTTTCAAAGTCTGAGTGTATTATACTGCTGTTTATCAATACACTAGTATCTTGTTTGCAGTAGTAATTACAGTCCTTTAAAGCTTGCTGTGTTGTAATATGAACTGCTTTTCTTGTTGCCTGTGCTATTTTTTCAGTAGTTAATCCTATATTGATTGGTGTGAACATTTAAATCAACCCTATTTCATAGTGATGTTCCTTAGATTCATCTGGTAATATTTCAATAGTTTCAATTGTGTACTCTTTGTTCTTGAATATTACTTTTTGACCTTGATTGAATTCTACATTCTTTGGCTGACTGTTCACCAAGTCGAAAAACAATAATGCAGATAACCTTATGTGTTCGTTCTGATTGCTAGATACAAGCTTACTGCTTGGCTCAATTCGTATCCTTTTAAGTTCTGTTTCGGTTGTCGCTGTAGGTGTTTGCCACGTATCTGTTTGCACTTCATTTTTCAGAACTGCAGAATGTATCAAGAGATTATAAGGTATTGGTTTCATGTGGCACATACCCCCCTATACAACAATCCAGTAGGTGTTAAATATGATGTAGCCATGTTGCATAATTTTGTTGCACTGCCATTTACACCGCCTGTAGTATCGGCAGAATAGCTAAATTTACCTAGCGAAACAGAACCAGAAGAACCATAAGAACCATCGGTCATACTGTCCACCCCACCACTGCTATCAATATAATCAATCTGCGAACATACAGCTTTGTACACCCTGTCTTGCCAAATTGTCGGCACGGTTGCAACGGTTACGCCAGTTAAAAATATAGCGTTATCAACTACATCTATAGAGCGAGAAAGGAGAGCGTTAAACTCTCCCTCTGTACCGCTGAAACTACCGCCCCATGTGTCAGTATAGTATTCAAAATCAATCATATATTACTTAATTACTGTTGATGTTGCTGTAATGTACGTAACTGCAACAACCTTTGAAGATGAAAGATTAACAATTTCGATAACGTCACCGTCTGAAGCTGCGATTTCTGTTGTTCCGCTTGTCAATGCAGTGCCAGCATAAGCTGTATTTGTCATGTTGTATGTTGCTCTAGCTGTTGGATTTAGTTTATAAGCGTATGTTGTGCCAGTGTTACCAGCTGTAACTGTTGCAATTGTTGTGCCTGTTGTTGCACCCTGTGCCAAAGAAGCAGTAAGGGAAGCTGGAGCGTATACATTCTGAATTGCATTTGCCCTCAAAACCTTGTGAGCGTACACAATACGGCCATTTACCCATGATGCACCAATGTGTTTGCCGTCCTTTAAATCCTCTAATTTTACTGGTACAGACCATTCATTTACACGTGTTGCAAACTTAGGATGACCAGCAATAAACTGTAGATTTGCAGTATCGTCATTCCATTCGTATACTGTGAAACCAGCAATTTTACCTAATGCACCAGTTTGCTTTACACTGTCACCCAACGCAGATGCACCAACAAAATGGTCTTTATCCTTTAACAATAGAGCATAGAAGTCAGGCGTTGCAAGCAAGTAGCGGTCTGTCATCGGTACATTAGCCTTTGACATTGCTTTTCTTACGTCAACCACCAAATCATAAGCTGTTGTGCTGTCGACACTAGCAGAATTGTATGTAGTGCCGTCTGCAAGCAACACAGTGCCACCGTCTGTATCAAGTGTCTGTGCAAGTGCATAACCAGCACTGTCAAGCCTGTCTGCAACGAGATTATCAGGTACGCCAGCAGCATCGTAGCCGTCGATAATTTCTCCAACTGCCTTATCCTTATTAATTGTTAATGTTTGGTATGTTGTATTGCCTGTATTTGCAGTAATTCCAGCCGCCTTGTCGTAATCAGATACAGATACTTCTGTATCTCTTACTGGGATTTTAACTGCACCAGCGGTTGGTGTGCCCTCATAATCATTATTAAATACAACGCCATCTTTGAGAACAGATTCTTTCCTCATCTTCGCAAGAACCATTTCCGAATATCTTTCCTGTAGTGTGTGTGCCATAAAATATCACTCCTATATTATAATTTTAAGTCAGGGTTACGTGCTAGAAAAGCAGCTTCAACGCCTGACAGATTTGAACTGTTGTTATTGGTTTTCATCCCTGTGGTAATCGTCTGAATTTCGCCTTTGAATGACGGATATTTTTTAATTACCTCGTCAATTGCCTTATCCAGTGTTACAGTGCCTGTAACTTTAGCTTTTGCAAGTGCAATAACGTCATCAACGTTGTCAGCACTAACTCCACTCTTTAATGCTAAAAACTTCGCTTCATAATCCGAAACTTTACTTTCAGCTTCGAGGCGTGCTTTTTCAGCTTTTGATAGAGCATCTTTTTGCTTTTCTTCATCTGTTTTTTTACTTTCCTTCCACTTACGATATTCTTCGAGTTCTGCTTTTTCTTCTTTGGAAAGTTCTGAAGACTTAGACTGTTCTTTAGACTCATCAGCCTTTTGAGTAGATTTCTCAGGATCACCTCCACCAGTTGAAGCACTGGCCTGCTCAGTTGAACTTGTATCTGAAGTAGAAGTATCTGATGTTGCAGCATCCGCATCAGCAAAGAATTGCATGCTTATTTTTAATAAATTTGGTTTACACATTGTTTTCCTCCTGTTTTTTTAAATACAAATCTATAATGATGCTTTAAGTCTATTTTTCAAAATACACAAAACTTAGTAGTGCATCAACCGGATAAATGCCGACTAGTCTATCATCTTTTTTAATTATCATGCATTTGCCATCATAATTAAAATCGTCAAACTCGTCTTTATTCCAAACACATTTTTTACCGTTCTTAAATGCAATTTCGATATGTTCCATATTCCTCACCTGCCTTTCTTTGAGATAGATTTATTGTAACCAACAACTGCAGTTCTGTCTGTTTTTACAGCTAATTTACTGTCTGCCGAAAACTGTTTAAGAGCTTGCTGTCTCTGCTTTAGAGTTGCAGAAGCCTTCTGAAAACCTTCATTGTCTCCAAGGGTTTCAAGTACCATACATTCTCTTTTTGACTTCCTTACACGGCGTTCAAGTTCTCTCTGTTTTTGCGATAACTCATAAGCTTTATCATTTTCCTGTTTATCATATGGAAAATACCTTTGGATTGATACACCTTCAACATAAGGATATATTTGATGTCCACAGTTTATTCCTAAGAGTCCATCAGGTTCACCATATGAACTATCCTTCCAGTGAGGATATTTCTTCGACTTGTTGGATCTATCGAATATTTTCCCCTGGTCCTTTGCACACTTTGGCCTTGAGCCACTTTTAGAAGACACTTCTATCAAATTAACATCATAGTCATCCATGCGGTCAAATTGTGATTGATGTGATACATTGCTGATTGTTGTTCTTATGTCCATGTTTACATAAGCTTCCGGAGACCATTCACGGCCTGCTTTATCAACAAATGCAGGTATACCTTTATCAATCATTTCTTTTATGCATTGTCTAGCTGCAGCTTGTCGACTTTCTGCTCCTGTTACAGCTTTACCTGCAGCTTTGTTCAATAAATTCAAAAATGATTGCTTGTTTGAAAGCTCAGCAATATCATTTACTAATTTCCCTGCAATATTTTTTGATTTATACAGCATAACAGTGTTCACCATGTTTAGTGAATTCTTAGCTTGTTTGTTGTAAGTTTTTATAGCATTCTCCATAGTTTTTTCAACAGGAACAGAAGTTCCGTTTATTATACCCTCTGCAACGAGTTGTTGAAAGCCAGGTTCTAAGTCTTGTATAGCTTGTAAAGATGCTATTTCAAGAATTTCCTGCAATAGAGAAGGAGTCATATCTGCGTATTCGACTATCTTTTTGATGTTATCTTGATTAAGTGCTCCTAATTGTGCTAACATTTTGATTTTCCATTCAGCGGTTGGAATGTTTATATTACCACTCGCTAAATAATTTGCAATGTTAGCTATCAAGTCGGTTTCAAGGCCTGTATATAAGTCAGTGAGACCTTGACTAAGTTGTTGTATTTCCGTTTTCGTCATTTTCGTCTACTTCCTTTTTGTTTGTGAAGTCGTCAACGTCAAGACCAGTAATAGATTGCTCTTTGTTTATACGTTCAAGTTCTTTTTGTGCCGTTGCTTCATCACATTTTTGCACCTCCATAATCGCTGATATCTTTGATTTAAGCCCTGCCTGTACAAGTTTGATGTTGTTGTCAATCAAAGTGTTATCGTCAATTATAATGCTATCCTTGAACGAAACTGTAAGCTCATATTCTCGCTTTGGCAATTGCTTTATAAAAACAGCGAGAGAAATTATACTGTGAATTAAATTCTCAATAGTTTCCACCAATAAATTTTTATTACTTTTTATGGTTCTTGCTGTTTTAGAATCTTGAGAAATCACTTCCGTTGCAGTTTTCATACCTTGTACAGTATCAAATGATAGAGTTCCAGCTGATAAACCAACTTGTAAACACAGTATGTTTAATAATGCATTGATTGCTTTTACATGTTCTTCAATTCTTAATTCCACTGTGTTGTCCGTTATTTTTAAATTTTCTGCATCTTCTGTTTTCAATGCAACAAAAGCTTCATCGTCCGCATCAAAATATCGGACCAACTCCCCTGTGTTGGTATCAACAACAGTTTGAATAGCACTGGAAGGAACTATAATTCTTTTTTTACCAAGCGTAAATTCTCTTATCAAGCTATCAAAAGCAACATCAAGAGCTTTCAAACTATCTGTTGCGTTATAAAATATACTTATACCAAGCGGAACATCGTCATTTACATTATTAGCAGTTGAAGGACGAAAATAAGAAACCATGTTTACGTCTGCTGGGTAATTTATTGTAGGTGGGAATTCATACAGTTCTGACAAGGAACATTCTGTTCCTAATTCACTTTTGGTTGAAGAACGGAACAGCTTGTACTCTGATTTGCTGTTGATTTGTCTGTCAAAAAAAGTATAACTCTTTTCATTTTTCTGTATCTTGCTGACTATAACACAATCGTTGATAGTCTCGTCCCATCCAAGTGGAAAAAACTTATCTGCATTAACATAATTGATTTTAATTTTCCCACTTTGGGCATAAACTTTTACAGCAACACCACCAAGAGCATATGCTTTAGAAATGCTTTCAGGAATTTTAGACCAAAAGTTCTGATTTAAAGTCTTAGAAATAAAATCATCGTATAAATCATCACCTGTTTTTATTTCTACTTGTTCTGAAAAAGTAAGGTCAGCAAAAGCATCACATAAAACTTTAGCAACATTAAGTTTGTTCATGCATCTGTCACCTTTTTTATATAATCCACTTTTCTTGACTTTTTCCCATGGTGGTGAGTTTTGAAATATACTCTTCCAACATTTGATTTTTTCATAGTAATCAGAAAGATCAATTATATCTAAATCCGGAAATGCTTTTTTTATATCTGAAATATTCATACTAACCTCTCTCAATTATATCTTTCATAAGTCTTTCTGTGCTGTATTCGAACGCATCCAGACTGTCAATATTGTATTTACCATCGTCTAATCTTTTGTCCTGGCCAATGTTTTCAACCCATACAGCGGATTTAAATGCCCTTATGACATGCTCGCAATGGCTCAATACTTTAAATCGTTTTTGTGACATAATCTGATTAGTGAATCTAATACGTTCTATAATCTCATCTTTTCTAGCATTGTGAACTTCTATGGGTATTCGTTCTTTAGCTACTGCAGTTTTGATGCCTTTTATAAGGACCTGTTCAGCAGAATCAAAATAGATATTGTAACATTTGTATTTTGATTGGCATTTTCTTATGAAGTTTATCACATCTTTTTCAAGTTCAGCAGGAGTAATAATTTCTTTTCTGTAATATTCTTCAAGGATTATTACTTCTTTAAGTCCTCTGGTGAAGCCGGTGCATATTCCTGCATGAGCAGATTGATTTCCCCCGAAGTCAAAACCTATGTTGCAATATATAATATCTTCGGTAACTTTGTCAATTATATATTCTGTTACGTTTTCAGCTTCAGCGAATTGCTTGTATATTATGCCCTCAGCTGATACCCATAGGCCTTTTATATACCTATCGTAAAATACCCCTGTAAATTGCTTCTCAGCGGTTTCTAACTGTTTTTGAGTAAGTATAGGATTGTCAGACATAAGAAAATGTAAATGAAGTGCATTTCGTTTGTCAGCTTCCAAAATCCATTCCTTGTAGAACCAATGAAATTCATTTGCCGGATTGCAGTTAAACCAAAGTTTTGCATTTTCAACGGATAACGTTCTAGTTCTGGCTTGTTCTACGAAACTCTGAGGCATGAGCACAACTTCATCAAAAAAGACACCACTAAGCGTGATGCCCTGGATCAGCATGTAAGACGATTCATCTTTTCCGCCAAATACATAAAAACTATTTTTCTTTCCGTTGCCTTCTACAACTAAGAGGGAAGATGAGCGGGTATAAGTAACTTTAAAATAATGAGTGATATCCACTATCGACTGCAGAGGTATTATTATATTTCGTTCTGCCGACCTTACTGTTTTACCACAGATACCAAATAGCGAGTTATTGAACGAATCCATTGCCCAGAGAATGAAGGAAGTAATCATGCAACTTGTTTTACCGGAACGAACTGCACCATCACAGACTATAGCATCATAATTTGAATTATAGCACCACTTAAACACTTGTTTTTGTTTAAGGCTTAGTTTTTTAAACGTCATCTTTCAAAGCCTCCATAAGACTTGGAATTTCGTTGTCGTTTTGTTCGGTTTCTTTCTTCAAGCTTTCTTCTTTGAGTTTTAATTCTTTTTTCTTCAATTTAAGTTCTTCGTGCTGAATATCTTCACCTATCATAGCCATAATTAATTTTACTGCCTGCACATCACCAGACTTTGCGACGTCACAAAGTCTTTTTATAATCACCGCTTTATTTGTTATTTCACTTGGATCAAAGCCGTCCATAGACAGCTCATTCCAATTATTCATGTTCTGTTCTTCATTATCAAGGTAACCGTTCATGAGTTGTTTGAAAAGCTTCTTTTTACGCCTTGTTTCTCCTGAAGCTCGGCCACCTTTTGCAGCATATTCTCTTACTTCGTCCTTTGTTCTTTTCGAAAATGGTATTAAGTTACTCTCATTAGCCATCACCTCTCACCGCCTTAATTTTTGCATAGAAAAACCTATACCCGAAAGTATAGGTTTATTATTTTCTATTATAACTATATCACAGGTCAAGGGTGACATACAATGACATGTTTCTAAAAATACTTTTTTTCTAAGTCTTCCTCAATCATTTTATAAATTGCGTCTTTTATTTTCCCCCTATATAGTTCAGGCGATATGTCCCTATTATTTTGAAATTTACAATAATCAAAATATATATGACGTATATTTTCAAAGGTAAAAGAACCTGTGATATTTTCTTCGTTGAGCTTGTAATACATTATATTTCTTTCTTGCTCAATTAAAAATTTATCATCATTTTCCTTGCTAATTTCACAAATTACACTTTCAATAAATGCACGTTCTTCTTCAAGTCGTTTTACAAATAATTCAATTTTACTATTCACTTTGTCCACCTCCTTCCTTTATTCTCATTTTATCACTTATCTACAACTTTGTCAACATTATTTTCCATTACAATGAATGGTGTTATATTATCTATAGCATCTTTATGTTTACGTTGTATCGTTCTACCACTGTAATTCATAACATTAGCTATCTCCTGCATCGACTGGTAGAGCAAATAACGCCTTGTTAATATCGCCTTGTATTCCGCATTACCTAGGCTGTTAATTAGCTCAGAAACCTCATTCCGTGCGTCTATGAGCTTATCAATCTCATTGTTTATTTTAGCCGATAAATCAATGATTTTATGAATTATGTTTTCTTGACTGTTTTCGTTGTTTATGGCTCTGCCTGCTCCTGAGTTTTCATAACTCGCTGTGCATCGTTCTGCAAGTGAGATATTTGACTCATGAACAGCTACAAGTGCCGTTATGTTTTTTTCGAGATGAAAAGCTTTGTTGAGGAAAGCAATAACTTCAAGTTGTTTTGTGTTCATGCGTTCCTCCTTCTCAAAAACGCATCCTTGAGCTTTTGTTTCATTTCGTCACTAAGATTTCCCTTGTCGCATTTTAGACAAAAATTAGTATTTAATCTTCCACAGTTTTTACATAAATTCTCTTTACAATCGTCACAAGCTATTTGACCTAGCAATGTCTTTGGACAATTGTCATCACTTTTACGTAAACAAAAATAATAATTCATTCTATAACCCTCTCAATTCTCTTTAGTTTCAATTGTTTTATTTTGTTTATGTCTTCCTCGGATATACCGAATATTATTTTCATTTGTTCCAACATAATCTCTACATCAGCAATCTCACTAGTCACCGCTGCTATCCTGTCAGCAGTTAATCCATGTCTGTGAACTTTGTTTATAGCAACAGCAAGTTCATTGAGTTCTTCGATTGTTTGTCTGGTTTGTTCTGTTATACCAAAATGCATGATTATTTTTGCAAGTCTTTGTTTTTCATCCATGGTGATTCTCCTTAATTAATTTTTAACATCTCAACAAACATATCAACAGTAAGAGCATCTATGTGATTAAATTTTTCATGAGGTTGCACACGGCCGTTGTAGTCGCAATCGGGTTTTTTGCAGTTCAAACAATCGTCGATACACTTACTGCAAGAAGATAATGAAATTTGTTTCTCTCGCAATCTCAATGGATCTCTCGTTCTTATGCTTACAGTCGCAACAGTAACATGATAGATTTCAGCTATTTCAGTAAGTGACTTGCCGGCTTTTTTTAATTCAATCATTTCCGATACTTGTTTTTCCGTTAATGCTTTAATTCTTGGTGTTCCCATTGTTATTCCTCCTCTGGTATATCTTCGTCTGGATAATCCCATGATAGAGCTTGAGCACAACTAGGGCAATATGAATACTCGTCCCACTTGCTTAATTCTTCTCCGCAATTTGGGCATTGTGGCTCACCTTCTTCTAACCCTTCTACGTTTTGTGCCATTGAGTGTATAGCGTTTGCTTTAAGCTGTTCTCTTGTTCTTTTTAACTCTTCAAGCCATATTCCAAGTTGCTTGTGCTCTTCTCCACATGCTTTATGATTTACTGTACCTTCACATAACGCTCCAGCTGCAACTTCGTTACAGTGTTTAATTGCTTCATCAATTGTCATTGTTATTCCTCACTTTCAAATAATAAACATTCTTCTGCTATTTCTTTAAGTTCAGTCCTCTTAAAAAATGTTTCATCCAAAAAACTACATTTTGATTTTCTGTATCTGCAATTATCGCAATGTCTAGTAAGCTCCAATTGTTCATTGTCAATAAGTGTCTGTAGTTGAGACTGTTCTAAGTTTCTAAGTTTAGTATTGTTCATAGCATGTTACTTTTAGCAAAACCAGTTTCACTAGTAAGAGTTTCAATAAGCTCAAGTGCTGGTATTGCTTTTCCTTTCCATGTTTTAGCTTTATTAATGTCAGTTCTAAGACTCTTGCATCTTCTTATGTTATCAAGATGAAACTGATTAACGTTTTTAGCTTCTTCGAATTCTTCAACTGATTTAGTATATTCATCAAAAATAATCTTTTTGTAAGTTTCTGCTGTATCTTTATCAAGACCATTGAATTTAAATTCATAGTAAATTTTTCTAAGCATATCAAAGTATTTATATTCAGGAGAAGGAAAATCTTCGATATCTAAAGTTCCGTCATAGGCTTGCAATTCTAGATTTTTAAAAACAGATTGATTTTTGAAATCTATCTTATTTTTTGGAATAAAATTTTTCATAAATACTCCTTTCTTATTATATAGTTATTATTTTACATTTATGTTATATGAGGGTTAGAGGGTTTAAGGCAAATATAAAAAGTATTTACAAAAAATAAATATATGAAAAAGGTTTTGAAAAACCCTCTAAACCCTCTGAACCCTCTTGCTAGTTTTAACCAATTCTAATTTGGAATTGTCTACTTTCATCGTTGAGAGTTAACCCTTGATAATAAACATATGTCCCGTTTTTTTTCTCAAACCTCTTACTCAGCTCTCTGCCGAACTTAGTATTAGAAAATTTATGTTCGTTGTTTTCATCACACCATCGTGAATATACTGCATATAACTGAGATGCTTTGACTTCACCAGTACCTGTTATACAGCACTCTTCAATAAAACTAGAAACAACGTCCATTTCTTTTTGATAGTCTTTTACTGCATCCAATATAGCTTTCGGCATTCTTAATCCTTCTTTTATGTAGAGTATTCCGCCCTCTACAGCCCACTTAAATATAGCAGGTAGTTCTTTTTTTAATTTATTTGGCAAGTTTTTATCTATATTTTCTATGGGGATTGAAACGGTAAAAGGTATCATGTGAATACGTCTCCATATTCCTATGTCAGTGCCTCGTATAATTGGTTTGTGATTTGTGGCCATCCATAATTTAAACTCCGGCTTAAATTCAAATTCGTTTCCGTATAGTTTTCTAGCTGTTACATAATCTTCACCTGTTAACTGCTTAAGCAGCCCTTCATTTATTCTCATTCCTTCTGAAGGTTCGACTGAGGTTACAAATCTAGCACCTTGCAATCGTGCTATATCACTACTTGCACCAGATGAAGATGAAGTTCTAACCATAATCGTTTCAGGCTGAATATTAGTTGCATAGTCTCCGAATATCTCTCTTACCACTTCTAAAAATGTTGATTTTCCGTTACGTCCAGAACCGTACATAAAGAATGCACATTGTTCCTTAGTTGAACCGCTTAAACTGTAACCTACAGCTTTTTGAATATATCTTATAAGTTCTTTGTCGTGGTTGAAAATGTCGTCAAGAAAGCGTTCCCACAGTGGGCAATCAGCTTTATCCGTGTATTCGCTACCTGTTATTTTAGTGAATAGTTTTTCTGCATCGTGAGGCATTAAATCGCCTGTCTTTAAATTTATAATACCATTAGGCGTATTAAGAAACATCTTTTCCCTATCTATATCAGTAGACATAAGAGGAACTCTATGTTCTGTTTCTTTTATCATCGCTGACTTTGCTTTTGATGAGCGACTTGCTTTGACATGTTTTAAAAATTGTTTTTCCATGTCTCCACCATTTTCATCGTCAAGTGCTGCATATAGAGCAACTTCTTTTTTCATTTCATCAATAGCTGTATCTGCAATCCTTTTGATAGCACCCGATGAGTCCCAACACCATTTACGACCATCGTAATACATCCACGCTTTATCAGTGTAATAAAACCTTATCTGTTCGCCGAATAAATCTACTATGCGTGCAGCATTGCCTGTGTCATCAAAAGAATACATCTTTGGTTTATACTCCTTTGATACAGTCTTGGGGATATCTTTAACGAAATTTAATCTGTAATCACTTTGAATTGTTTTTTGCTCATATATGTTTTTGCATCCATTTATAGCTTTTTGAATAGTAATGTTACCATAAGTACTTCCAGATTGGTGTCTGTCCCACTTGGTACGCATTAAACCAGATTGTCTATACAAAGTATCCATCTTATCAGCATCACGCCCACACCAAAACGCTAACATATTGCAGAGTGCCATATCCGCTTCTGATTGAGAACTGTAACTGCTGTAATCTCCGCTATAGAGTTTATCAAAAGCATATGACTGTTTAGATGTTCTTATAGTTGCAAGAATTTCATCAACATGAAGATTAGTTGATATTGTTGTTTTTATAACCGCTGGTTCATTCCCACCACCTATATATTTTTCATGCAAGTATTTTATGGAGTCTGTGCAATCTGTAATATCTGCATATTCGGCACATATATTACCTGTCATTACAAAGAAACGTCCACTTTGATACATTTCAACGTTCCCTTTTCTTCTACCGTTTGGTGGTAGTTTACCTTTGCAAATTATGTGAATGCCTTTTCCGCTCTGTGATTTTTCGGTGTAACTCTGTAGAGCATGGACAAACTCGCTCACCATGTTTCCGCCATCGCCTTTTAAAAACAGTTCCAGTTCTTTTTCTACACCGTCAAGATCTACTCCAAATATCCCATTGTCATTGAACATGAATCCGATACCGCTGAACTCTTTAGATTTTTTTAATGCGGTATCGAAATCACTCCATGTTTGAGGATTATTTGACTGAGCTTGTCCGCCTGTATGCGGATTTACAGGAATTTTTCTTACTTTCCCTGTTTCGCTAGATATGCCTTGCCAACATACCCATTGCTTTAATTCTTTTAATTCTGCAGGTATGTATTCAAACATAGCAAAATCCTCATTTCTTATTCTTTAAAAAGGAACATCTCCGTCATTTAATATTTCTACAAAATCGCTTAAATCACCTGTTAATTCTGCTGTTTGTTGTGTTTGATTTGATGCAGGTTGCTTTTCATCATTGTCTTTAAATACATGTTTGCAGTTTTTAAAAGAAGTTTCGTTGAAGTATTTAATTCGTTCTTTTGTATTGCCGTTGTAAGTATCATGGATAATTGAACATTTAACAGGTTTGTTAATTAAATCGGTTAAAAATTCATTTAAATCTTTATAGGTCTTTCCATGCTCCAGTCCAGAAGATTTACCCATAGACATTAATCTTGCATATGAGAATCCTTCCACGCAATTATCTGCAGGTGTTGGCTCTTTTTTCTTAAACATTGATTCAAAAACAACTTTGTTTTTATATTTCTGTTCCACGTCATTTCTAATTACTAACATCAACCAAATGTAAGCAATTCCGCTTTTAGCCGTTCTTAGCTCAGCATTTTTTATTAAAAATTCATATTCTCCTGCAGGAAGTAAGGTGTTTTCTTCTCCCACTTCATCGTAATTCAATCCAAAGCCCATAATTCAATCTCCTTTAATTTTCATTTATTAGTTTTAAAGCGTCTTCGACACTTCTACATATGCCGGCTATTGCACCAGCTTTTTGCATTTGTTTGATAAAATTAACCTGTTCTTTTCTGATTGTTCCTTTTTCTGATTTGACTTCTATAAAAACTGCTTTCCCATCTGATTTTCTCACTCCGAATAAATCGGAAAAACCTTTTGGAACGCCTGTTTTTATATACCGGCCATCTGCCGTGTATGCTGTTGCTACATTTATTCTAAAGATGATGCAGTAACTAGAAATAGCTATTCTAATAGCATTTTGAATATCATGCTCCTGCATTAAGTAAACCCAACTCCTTCCCTTTATAATAAGCCCAACCTTTTTTAAAACCGTTCTGCTTAGCGTAATCAAGTAGTTCAGAGTACGTTTTACAATCTTCGTGCCTTTTAAGATTCAAAGTGAAACCCTCTATTTTTTCAAGTTTAGCCTCTTCAACTTCAATTTCTCTCTCTTGCTTCTGTGGAAATTCATAACCGCATTGAGGACAAATTAATATTGGATCTCCTTTTTCATCAAAAGGGGAAAAGGTAAAAAAACATTCTGGACATTCTTTTACTTTTATCAAATTATCTTCATCTTCGTTTTTCTTTTTCTTAATTTTAGGCAAAGCTTCAAGACTCCAACTCCTGTCTTCGTCTGGTAAACCAAACCTTGCGTAATTTCCTACATGGTCTATAATTACAGCACGTTTGTTAGGTTTAAACCTCATGCATCTCATAGACTGCTGAATGTATAACGTCAGCGATTGAGTTGGCCGGAGTAGTATTGCACACTCGCAATCGGGGACGTCAAAACCCTCTGATATCAAGTCTACATTACAAAGTATATCTATAGCTCCATCGCGGAATTTCTTTATAATTGCATCTCTTTGTGATGGCGGAGTTGTTCCGTCAATATGTTCTGCTTCTATTCCAGCCATGTTAAATGCCGTGGCAGTTTCAATAGAGTGTTTAATTGATGTACAATAACATATTGACTGTTTGCCATCAGCCAAATGTTTATAGTGCTTTATTACATCGCCGAATATAGCTTTTTTCAACATTAGCTTTTCTACAGAAGCTGTGTCAAATTCGCCTTTATTGATTTTAATTCCAGTTAAATCAACAAGTGAAGGAGAATAATAGTCGTACTTAGATAGATAATTATTTTCAATGAGCCATTTAGTAGTTGGTCCAATTATCAGTTTGTCATTCACGTCACCTAAACCATCACCATTTAGCCTTATTGGCGTTGCAGTTACGCCAATTCTTTTTACATCTTTAAAGTGTTCATATACTTTTTTATAACTGTTGGCCAAACTATGATGATTTTCGTCAGTGATGATTAATGATGGAATAGGCAGTTTATCAAGTCTCCTGCATATAGTCTGCACCATTCCAACGTGGCACAAGTCCATATTTACACCCCAATAAAAGAAAGTCTTTTTTATTTGCTCAACTAACTCTTTGCGATGCACGAGGAACAAAACTCTTTTTTTATTCTTGGTTGTTAGTTTTGCAATCTCAGCAGTTATTACTGATTTACCTCCACCACAACCAAGAACTATGCAAGGAGCTTTATATCCTTCTTTGTAAGCTAACCTAACACCATTAATCAGTTCGTTTTGATACGGTCTGAGAAACTTCATTATTTCTTAAATTTTTGTACAATCTTTGCGACACACTGCATGCAAAGTTGTCTTCCATAATTAGTTTTAGTTCCGTTTATTATCTGTTCTATGGTCCTGTTGTTTGCAGGTGTTATTACAACACCACAATCTGTACAACATTCAGCTTTTTCAAAGGAATAATAATCCCTTATTGTCATGTCTACAAACTTCAAATCATTTGATATCAGCAAGTCTTTAAACATTCCCATAGGACTTTTAACCGTATCCATGCCATTTGTTTGTGTTGTAAATCCATAAGCACCGTCTTTGCAGTAAGTTTTTAAAACAACTGTGAACATTCCTTCAACTGTTATTTTTTCATCTAATAACTTACCGATAGTTTTTACTTTTTCTGTACCATCATCAGCACGTTCAGTGTGCCCAAGGAAGTAAACTATTTTATCAGCTGGCAGTTTTTCAACTGATTTAACCAAGCTCCAAAAATGTTCCCCTATGTCTGTAAACTTTTGAAAACCTGTTTCTTTTGCACGTCTCATAAATTCGTTCGCCATCAAATATTGACAGTCGTCAATTACTATTGTTTTTGTGTCAGCTGATTTCAAAAGACTTCCTATTTTTGTGTAATCATCTTCAGCTATGCTTTTTAACTCGTTTTTAAACGGTAACATCTTACCATTTACATTTATGATAGTTAATTCATCCTTATTAAAATTCCTCATAGATGCCGATTTACCAGAACCACTAGTTCCTAAAATTAATATTGGAATACCCATAACATCCTCCTTATTTAATTATTAATGATTGTGTTCTTATTAAGCTGCATGCAGGTATTTTTTGATTTGCTTGTAGCAATTTCTTTAGTTCAGTTTTCTTTATTTCTGGAAGACTGTATTTAAGGAGTTCCTCGTTGTTTTCTTGTGCCCAACTTATAAGAGTGAGTTCGTCAACTATCTGAACGCTCTCAGCGTTGTTTCTTATGCTTATTTTAGCTTTTGGGCATTCTATCTTAGTTAGTCCGCAAGCTTCCATGTTGCTTTTTAAATACGCTATCATAGACTCTGCTTTCCTTTCTTTTTGTCTTCTCCTTTCTCTTAAAACCTTTTCTTCTGTTTCTAAAGCTAGTGCTTCAGCTTTAAGATTTTTGATAAATAAAGCTACGTTTTCAGCTTTTAGATTAAACTCTGCTTCTATACCCTCAAGCGTATCAAAATACGCTTGCATTGTATCTATATCTAAATCTTCATCATCAAAAGTTTCAAAAAGTTTGATGAAATCATCCGCTATATTGAAAAGTGTGCTCATAAATTAACCCTCCATCTTATCTTTAAATAAATTTATTAATGCTTTGATTTTTTCTTTGAAAACAGCGTTATTTTCAGCTTTTTCCGTGAACTGAATCAACCTGGTGAAGGAATCATACACCACAGTGTAGTATGCTTTAAACACGTCCTTAGAATTGTCGCCATCGGCATTTTGAAGCGATAATTCTTTCATTTTCCCCTCGTATTCATTTCTAAGTTTTTCTTCCAGTTCTTTCTTTTCCTTCTCAAGCATCTCACACTGCTTTGTAAAATCATCTTCATACTGCTTTTGAAGTTTGGCGTCATTGACTAAACGCTCTCTGTTTATTACGTTTATCCTCTTCATTACTTCTTGATAAACCGCATCCTCATTAGGTTCTGCTACCGCGACTTCAATAGGTCTTTTCTTTATATCTTCAAGTTCATCCTCCATTCGCTCGTTTGAGATTTTCAACCTCTCAATTTGCATTTCTTTTTTGTCTAGTTCCTCTTGGATGATCTTTTTCTCTTTGATGATTTTTTCTAGTTCTCTTTTAGATATTTTTTCAATGTCGTTTTCTTCAATAATTTCTTCTCTCTCAGATTCGGAAAGGGTGCTAAGTAAATATAACTTTGTTAATCCGATATTCTTTCCACCCGGGTGGAAGGAATTTTGACACCCCGGGGTGGCATTTTCACTAAACGTTTCCGCAATTGAAATGTATTTATAAACCTGCGAATGTTTAATTCCAACTTCTGTTTCACAATACTCCTCAAAGTTCTGATATCCGAATTCTTTATATAGCTTCCCATCCCTCATTTCCTTCAAGCCTTTGCACATCTCATATAGACTTGACTGTGCAATCTGCGCGTTGGTAACTATTGACTTATGTATTTCTACAGCACGTGTATACTGTGGAGACACTTCAATTTTATTTTCCATTAATTTTCCTCCTATTATTTATCCTGCGATTGCTTGAAAACAATCTTGATTTTTAATTTTGTGTATGTTATAATTGTTTAAAAAGCACGCAAATCTTTCTTGAAATTTTGCAACCAAAGGGTCATTATAAGTATTTCTTATCCCTTTACATTGAATTATTTTGTTTTCATCTGAAACCTCCATTGTGTAAAATGGAGTATTAGGCTCTGAAATTCTTCTGATAAACAAGATGTTCAATAGTCCTTGTGCGTGTCTTTTAGCATAACTGCCCACGCAGTGTTTTAGTGCAGTACCTTCATCAATGATTTCTTCCATTGATGAAGGTATTTTTATTTGTAATCCAAGTTCTTCATCATAATACTGTAATGCTTCAAGCTCTTGCATCCGCTTATTGAAGCTTTCAACAATTTCCTTATCAATTTTTATTTTCA